AAATGCTGGAACACTAGTGTGTGAGCTTTGTTGTAATTCTGGTGATAGATATAATCCAACGGTAATACCGCCTACTGTATTCCACGAGGCAGTACCATTTTCTATTAAGATTGCACCATCAGCTCCAGTAGAATCGCCGCCGTCGCCGTCTGCTGCAGATGTACCATCTGAATAGATATACAATCTGTTGCTAATTACCTGTGCAGTAACACCAGCAATATTACCAGCAATGATGTTGGCTGCAATCGTTGCAATGTTGCCACCAGCAATTTGGCTGTTGTTAATAAACAATGTACCTGAAAGTGTTCCAGCGTATGCTGAACTTGATACAACTGGTAAACTTGCTTTCCACTCTTGTGAGCCAATTAGCACCCATTGTCCAGCGTCAACTGCTACTGCTCCGCCTGCAACATTACCATTGCCTGCTGATTTAAAATACATTCTTGCTAGTTCTTCGTTAGCACCGAATGATCCATCACCTTCAACTGTTTGGAATACAACTGCGTAATCGCCGATTGCGCCGACTGAGCCTTTCGGTGCTCCGTTTTCGACCTTAGATGAATCGCTGTCTGTTAATACTGTTGGTACCTTTGAAGCAAACTTTTGTCCGCCAGTAACTGTTGGTGCAGCACCATTCCATTCCTGGATACCCCAAGTGGTTGCTTGAGTGTCAATCCACCATTGGCCGTTTGTTGGGTTCGCTCCCGGGGCATCAACTTGTGCTTCGAGCTCATCTAAGTCTATATCGGCGCGAACGATAAACGCTGCGTTGCTAACACCTAATAAACTGTATGCTGCTAAAAGTCCATATTCGTTACGTTCTGAACCGTGTATTGGAGTAGAACTGGCTGTCTGCTCGAAGAACGGTACACCAAACAAGTCTGTTAAATCTCGTTGGCTAGTTAATTTAAATGCTTTGCCAGCATTTGCTTTAGTTGTTGCGGAAGCAGTGCCTGTGCCTGCTCCGTTTGTTTTGTTTTGCGCTGAAGCTACTACGATAAGAGGAGTTGTGCCTGGCTCTGCAGGTGTGTAAAAACTCTCGTCGATTACCGTAACTTGTACGCCGGGTGATTGTAGTGCCATGTTCCCTATTCTCCTGGTAATAGTTGCTAATACTATTTAGCGGCTAATCAGAAAAACGGGCAGTTATAACCTTCGATAAAGGGATCGAAAAGGTTTAGTTTAGTTAAATAATATTATGAGACCACTTTGTAGGTGTGGACAACGGCCTCGCGCTGTTAATTATAAAAAGAATAACAAGGTTTACTATCGTAGCCTGTGCGAAATCTGCATGGCTAATGGATTATATCACGGTATTCCTAGATGGAAACGTGCTAACTACAAAATAAAAAACACCTGCGACAAGTGCGGATTTAAAAGCCCGCACTTGGAGGTGTTTAAGGTATTTCACGTAGACGGCGATTTAAACAATTGCCGACACGCTAATTTAAAAACAGTCTGTGCCAACTGTGCGCAACTGCTCGGAAAGACTGATGCGACGTGGCGGCAGGGCGATCTCGTTGCTGATTACTAGTTTAGTTTGTTTATATAGAGCGTCAATAGTACTGTTGTTATCGATGATGTGATCAAATTCTGTACCCACCCATGCAGTTTCGCTAGCATGGATTTTACGCATTTTTAGTTCGTTAATAGCAGCATTCTTCCCTTGATTGGCTTCTACAGCAATATCATACCATTCAGGAAGAGCCCCTCGTTGTACCCATAGAATTTTTCCACCGGCATTGCGAATACTGAATATTTCGTTAGGGAAGCGGCAATCTGAAATAACCACACTGTCTTTAGAGTTACGGAGTTTGTTTTCTAGGCTGGCAATCCAAATGTCATCATGGAAGCCTTTGCGGCATACTTCAGTGCCCCAATATTGCAGTACCCATCGGGGAGTTAATGTGGGCATGTCTAGTCTAGCTGCCCACCACGGATCAACTTGTTCTCGCCACTCTCGAGCTTCTTTAGTACGGCCTTCTAGCATGGTCCTGTCCCAACCAAACACTGCTGCAACTGCATCTTTTAGAGTCGATGCAAAACTTTCTCTACGGAATTCTTGGAAATTTTGTAGGTAATCTGCTACTGTATCTTTTCCCGATCCGATAAACCCACATACCCCTATAATCATAACTATCTCCTATATGATAATTATACTATAATAATGATATAGGGTCAACCTATCTATAAGGTTTTGGTTGTTTTGGTTTATTAGTGTTCAATCTATTAGCTAATACACTTGCAGTGTTGATAGATTTAGTTCTGTCAGTTCTTCTAGCTGCTTGAGGAGCAGTGCGTGCTCTAGTAGTTTTCATCTTCTGGGCCTGCGCCATATCCATAGGCTGGTGGCATTTTGATGGATGACTAACTTGTCGGCTCTTCCTTGGACCTGATGAACAACGGAATTTTAATTTAGTTGTGCCGCCGCGAGCAGTGTGCTTGCCAACACCCCAAACCATTTTAGCAGTTTCAGTATATAACTCTTCGTCATCTTCAAAAATAAATTCATTAGCTCTCATTATCCAATCACCCATCCCCAACCTTGTGTAGTAATACCAGTTTTTAGATCTTCGTTAAGTTTATCTATATCACCTTGTCCTTCAGCTTTCATTGCTGCACCGTTAAGCGCTGTGCCACCTTGTGGGCCTGCAATGCTGGCAAACTTTTCACGTGCTTGGCCCAGCATCATCTTACAGTTGGCCAGTGTGTAGTCTTTAACCCACTGTCCAGAATATACATCATCAATGATAGAAAAATCTGGTTTAACATTGTACGCCAAAAGCATTACTGATTCTTCGCCTCTTGGACGTTGCTGTATGATAATTTTATGACTTTGAGGATGCCAGGTAAAGTTGATAAAACTACCAAACATTTTACCTACTTGTTCTTGATACTGCGCAAACAGTTCGTAAGTTAATAATCCACCCATATTTGTTGAGCTTAACAAATAGGTGTTGGTGTAGGCAAGGTTAAATGGTTCAAATACAGTTCCGCCTGTGCCGTTACCTGTACGACTTCCTACACTGCGACGAAAAATCTGTCGAACTTGTTGAACTTCTTTTGGAAGTATATACTCGTTTTGATCTTGTACAAGAGTTAAGAATAGATAGCTTTCCTCCACAGCGTTATCACTACGCTGGCGAAATACTGCCAAACTGCGTTGTAGTGCTGTTTCGTAGTGGATAGGATCTAACTCTATGTCAATCATGCCGTCGCCTAGCATGGCCTTGCAGTAGTCAAATACCTGTTGTTTTGCTTGATCAGATGTGCTCATACTGTTATTTATCGTTGCGCTAAATATACGTATGCCAAGATTAAGCCTCTACCGGCCCGAAAAGGGCAATGACTACAGATTTATAGATAAAAATATTTGGGAAATGTTCCAAGTTGGCGGTACTGACGTCTTTGTACATAGATACATAGGCCCGGGTGCTACTACACAAGGAGCTACTCCTAGCACTCCTGCATATACCGGAGATGATAATCCGTTTCAAATACAAGATTTACTATTTTTAGAAAACAGAGATCGCAAATACGATCCAGACATATATGTTTTACGTGGTGTTTATAGTCTTACAGACATTGACTTTAACCTAAGTCAGTTTGGATTATTTTTACAAAACGATACTGTATTTATTACTTTTCATATCAACGATACAGTAGAAAAACTTGGTCGTAAGATCATTGCAGGTGATGTGATTGAATTGCCACACTTGAAAGATGAATATGCGCTGAATGATTTGAGCTATGCGCTGAAAAGATTTTACGTTGTTGAAGAAGTCAACAGAGCAGCAGAAGGATTTAGTGTGACTTGGTACCCGCATCTGTATCGTGCCAAATGCAAACCGCTGGTTGACAGTCAAGAGTTTAAACAGATACTAGACGGCATTGCTAATACTGATGCAGACAAAGGTGCATACAATGTAAACATTACCTACTATCCTGGGGATATTGTTAAAGGCCCAGACGGTAAGCAGTATGAGGTTATTCAAGAAGTAACCGGGGCTGCTCCGCCAGATAATACCTATTATAAACTTGCAGATAGTCTTAAAGACCTTATGAGTACATATAATAAAGAGATGGAGATCACCCAGGCCATTCTCAATCAAGCAGAAGCCGATGCTCCTAAAAGCGGTTACGATACTAGTAAATTTTATACGCTTCAACGTGATGACGATGGCACTACTTCATTGATCACTACGGATAGTGATTTAATCAATCAATACAGTGTTGACAATGAGGTACAGGCTACAGACGCAGATGGTAATTTATTATTTGATACTAACAATGATCCTATCTATGTTGGCGTAAATGCAGCATCGACATTTACATCAGCAGACGGAAAAGGATACCTTGGGTATCTAACAGGTGACGGTGTTCCTCCGAATGGAGCACCCTTGACTGCTGGATTGGCATTCCCTTTCAATCCCGTAGACGGACAGTTCTGTTTACGAACAGATCATTTGCCAAACAGATTGTTTAGATACAACGGAACACGCTGGATGAAATTTGAAGATAACGTGCGTATGACTATGAACAATTTAGGCGCTAGCGATGTTGGCGCGGGCGACACGTTTGAAGGTAAAGATATTCGTCAAACGCAGAAAGCAACGTTTGTTAATAATACACGAGTTAACACCATTGACGGGCATACCACAACAGAAAAACAAAGTCTATCCAAGGCGTTGCGACCACAGGCGGATGAATAATGTATATCTATAAATTTATACATACCGAAAGCGGAAGAGCGTATATAGGGCAAACTATACAAAATCCAAATCGGCGTCGGCTTGAACATATTGCCGATAGTAGGAATACTCCAAGAACATATCACTTTCACAATGCTTTAAAAAAATACGGATCAGAATCATTTATATTTGAAGTTATTGCAGAAGCGAAATCTTTGGAAGAATTAAACTTGTTAGAGGAAAAATATGTGAATCAATACGATTCTATTAACAATGGGTTTAATATTCGACAAGCAGGTGGCAACAAGCTACATTCTGAAGAGAGTAAACAACGGATGAGTGATGCTCAAAAAGCTGCTCATTTACAGAGAAGATTAGAAGGAAGAGATAGCGGATGGAAAAGGAAAGATGGCGGGCCTATGAAAGGAAAAATCTGTTCCGAAGAAAATAAACAAAAAAAACGAGAAGCACATTTAAAAGCACAGCACTATACTGGAAAAACTTGGAAAGTTATAGATGGTAAAAGAGTGTGGTTAACTAAGGAGGCTGTGGCTAACGCTACTGTATAATCATCGACTATTTTTATGACGGACAAATAAGACGCTATGTCACGCAATTTATGCGTGTGTTCATAGGATTTAAATGGGAAGCGGGCAACGGCGATCAACAGACTGTTCCTGTAATGTACGGGGACATGAGTCGTCAAGTTGCTAGCATTATTAAAGAAAATAGCGAAAACAAATTACCGACAGTCCCCCGAGTTGCTTGCTATATTAGCAGTTTAGAAATGGACACTACTAGACTAAGCGATCCAACATTTGTAAGTAAAGTGCATATTAGAGAACGTAGATACACTGATGCCAGCGGCACTAGAGATTATCAAAATACTCAAGGTGGCAATTATACTGTAGAACGATTAATGCCAACTCCTTTTAAATTGAGTATGAAGGCAGACCTCTGGACTAGTAATACTGATCAAAAATTGCAATTGCTTGAGCAAATCTTAGTATTGTTTAATCCCAGTTTAGAATTGCAGACTACTGACAACTATATTGATTGGACCAGTCTAAGTACAATGTTCTTGACCACTACTAATTTTACAAGCAGAACTATTCCTGCTGGTGCTGAAAGCGAAATTGATATTTTAACATTAGAATTTGAAATGCCAATATGGATTAGTCCTCCTGCTAAAGTTAAAAAGCTAGGCGTGGTACAAAGTGTTATCGCTAACGTATTTTCAGAAAATGGCGATGTTGTAAATCTCGATAATTTAGTTTATAATCGAGGGTCGGGCTCGTTCAGTACAACAACTAATCGATACCGAGTATTGTTGTTTAAATCAAATACAGGCAATCTTACTGACAACCAATTTGATCTTACATTGGTCAATCCGACACAAGCTGTACAGGTATTAGGATTAGATGAAAAAGAATTTTCAAATGGAGCGGCGGTGGAGTGGGTTCGAATCTTAGAAGTACAAGGCGGTTATGTTCCAGGAAGCAATGTATGGTTTAAAAATTCGGGTTCTGAGATACAAGGAACCTTTGTAATCAATCCATTAGATGCTACAATACTAACTGTGACATTAGATGCTGATACCTATCCTGCTAATACAGACATTCCGGGATCATCAGAAGTTCGAGGAACAATCGATGCAATAGTAGATCCATACAAATATAATCCGTTAGAAGTATACGGTAGTCTAAGTAGCATACCTGTCGGTCTTCGATTCTTAATGTTAGACGATATTAATACCAGTGCCAATAGAGGTGACTTTAATAGATTGCTCGAAGGTAACGATAGTTCTCGCGATCCATATGATGGTCCGGACGGATGGAAAGACTCGGCAGGAGCTGATCCTATTGTCTTTGCTAATTCTATCATAGAATGGGATGGCACAACTTGGTCCTCAATTTGGGAACCTAGTGCAGAGACTGCAAACACGGTAGTACAAAATATCCGTACAGGTATCAAATATCGTTGGGATGGCACACAATGGCTCAAAGCGTTTGAAGGTGAATATGCGCCAGGAGATTGGAACTTCAAACTAATCTAAGATAAGTACTGGCATGCAATCACGTGCCGGCTTATTATTTCTAGCAAAAACTACTGGAAGAATACTGCTCATCTTAGAAAATGACAAGTGGACTGTACCTACCTTTGCTAGATCAGGGCCGTTATTAGACGATGCAAAATTGTTGTTAGATACGTACTCACAAGGTAAAATATTACCTATAGAATTGTATCTTAGTGAGGACCGGGGATTTGAATACGGTACGTATGTGTGTGTAGTTGATCAAGAATTTTTAACTACAGCAGCACCTACTATGTGTTGGGCAGAACTAGAGTTACTTCCCAAACAATTACATGTCGGATTACGAACTACCTTACACAATCAAATTATAAGAACAAAAATAGAAACCATTATGGAGTTAGAAAATGTTACCATTAATTAGTAAAAATG